ATATACCCCTCCATGTTTTTAACAGAATAACCCGCCCCTGCGTCAACAGGGACGGTATGCGCCTTTTGGTATCCGGTTCAGCAAAACCAGAATACTACAGAAAGGCGGTGCTGTCAATGCCGAGGGAACATCAGAAAGCGAAAAACAACCCGTATTTGTTGCCGCACAATCTCTATATGCGCGTGCTATATACCATACGCGACTACGACAGGCTGAAAGAAGAATATCGCGCGATATTGTACGCAAGCCCAATACCGCGTATAGAATCGGGATACGACGTGCAGGGTAGATTCTCTGCTGAGCTTATGCCAAAGAGCCCAGAGACCGTTAGCCCCACCGAAGAAAAAGCGATCCGGCTGGCCTTGATGTCGGATGAAATGTACGCGATTGAACAAGCACTGTTGGAAATACCGAGGATGTACAGGCAGGGCGTGATGGAAAACATCATCGAGGGCGCTTGGTATCCGAAAGACGCGGACGTGAGTACATACCGACGGTGGAAGCAGCGATACGCCTACTATGTGGCAAAAAAGCTGAAATTAGTCTAAAAATTGCGCACAGTGGGAAAAAAATAACGAAAATTGCGCACAGTGGGAAAAAATCAAGTGGTATAATGGGTAGCATGGGAAAGTAGCGGCTGCCGGAAATTGGCGGCCGTTTTTATGCACAACGCGGCGCAACACCGCATTCATGATTCATGCGGCGAAAGGGCAACATGCCAATGGACAACTTCAAAGCCATATATAAAATCCTACGCACATTGGAAGCCGCGATGGATTATCCTGAATTCGATATGTCGCAGATAAACCATGAAGCCCTCGGCGTGTCTGTCGAGCGGTGGGCGCGGTATATCGAGATGATGGCGGATGCGGGGCTTATCAAGGGCGTGAAGGTATACGGAGACATATTAGGCGCGACCCACGTTGACAACAACGGGATCCGCATAACACTTAAAGGTCTTGAGTACCTCACGGAAAATTCTATCATGCAGAAGCTTTATAAAGCGGCGAAGGGAATCAAAGAAGTCGTCCCCGGGCTGTGAACAGTTAATGCCAAGTTACAAAAATCGCTCCTAACAGGGCGGTTTTTTCATACACAAGTTTGAGAGGTGTGGGCAGCGTGGACAAATATATCAAAATGCTGCTCATAAAGCTGTCGCCTCGCTTTAAGGTCACGATAAATACGACGATGTTCTACGACGACGAAAACCAGAGGTTTTCCAATATCATCAATTTGAAAATAACCAGACGCTTTGACGGGCACGTCCACAAAAGCCGGTTATACGGAAAACAAGAGCTGATAGGTGAGCTGATGAAATGGGCAGAGGAAAGCCGTTAGGCGACAAAAAGCGCAAGCTCATAATAGCGGAATACGTGAGGCTGCAGAACTACCGGGAGGTTGCAAGGGTACACGGGGTGTCAGACGTAACCGTGAGAAGGCTTGTTGCAAAAGAGCCGAAGGTGTTGCAAGATGTCGCACAAAAACAAATAGAGAATACAGAAGATACGCTCGCTTACATGGCTTCTCAGCACGAAACGAAAAAGCGCATTGCCGACAAACTGCTAAAAGCGATAGAGGCTAAGGTTGAGAAAGTTGATATGTTCACCAACGTCAAAGACCTGACAACGGCCTACGGCATAATCGTTGACAAAGAGCTGAAGTTCGCAGAAGTAAAAGGGCTATCAGGCGATACGCCGGAAGTTTACAGAGAACTCCCCGCCCGCGTTCTTGGTAATGAATGGGTCGATGTAAACAGGAGCGTCGATGAACGCGAATACAGCCAGTTTGATTTCAGGGGCGGACGCGGAAGTCTCAAGTCTTCTTTTTGCGGGCTGAAGTTAGTTGACCTCATAATGCTCAACAAGCAGTTCTGCGGCTTGGCCATAAGACAGCTCAAAGACAATCTGAGGGACAGCGTATATAGCCAAATCGTCTGGGCTATTGATGAGCTTGGGCTGACCGACGAGTTTCACTGCACAAAGAGCCCGCTTGAAATAAAACGTAAAAGCACAGGGCAAGTCATTTACTTTCGGGGTGCGGATGACCCGGGCAAGATAAAATCGATCAAACCGCCAAACGAAATGCACATAGGCGTCATCTGGATCGAAGAAGCCGACCAGCTACGCGGCGCGGACGTGTTGCGAAATATTGTGCAATCCGCCTTCCGGGGCGGTGACGAAGGCATATTGTTCCGGTCGTACAACACGCCGATAAGCCAACTGCATTACATCAATGCCGAAGGGCGCAAGGAAAACCCGCGCCGGTTGATACACCACAGCCATTTCAAAAACGCGCCGCGTAAATGGCTTGGCGAGACGTTCTGGGAAAAAGCGGCGGAGCTGCTCGAGACGAACGAGCGCGCATACCGGCACGAATACGACGGCGAGGCGACCGGTACCGGTGCAAATGTATTTGAAAACGTCAAGACACGGGCAATTTCCGATGAAGATATGAGGCGGTTTGACCGGCTGTATTTCGGGCTCGACTTCGGCTACTATCCGGATCCATTGCACTTTGCTGAAATGTACTTCGACACTGCCCGCCAGAAGCTGTATATATACGGCGAAAAGCGCCTTTGGAAATCAAGCAATGAGAACACGGCCCGTGAGCTTAAAGACTATCAGGGCGTGACAATAACGGCTGATAGCGCGGAGCCAAAAAGCATAGCAGACTTCAGGACATGGGGCTTTAGCATGTCCGGTGCGATAAAAGGGCCGGGCAGCGTTGACTATTCCATGAAATGGTTGCAGTCGCTAAACGAGATTATTATCGATCCAACCCGATGCCCGCACACGGCGGAGGAATTTTTGACCTACGAATACGAGAGGAACAAAGACGGCGAGATCATGAGCGGGTATCCGGATCGTGATTGCCATGCCATAGACGCTGTCCGCTACGCTTTAGAGAGCATTTGGAAGCGGCGAGGACAATAAAAAGGCGGTGAGCAGATGGGCGTTATATCCGCGTTTGTAAGGTGGGTGATGAATCTGTTTAGCAAAAAAACAATAGAACAAGCTGCCGGCGTCCCAATCCTTGCGACTCAGGAACAGCTTGATGAGATCGCATTATGGCAGAAATGTTACATAGGCAAAGCGCCGTGGAACAATAAGGACGCGCCGAGCCTGAATATTGCCCGCACAATATGCAGCGAAGTTGCGCGCAATGTCACGATTGAGCTTGAGTCGGAAATACAGGGCAACGATTACCTTAATGAGCAGTATCAGCGTGTAATAGAAGACCTGCGCGTCACGATCGAAAAAGCCGCAGCAATGGGCAAGATAATAATTCGCCCATTCCCTTTTAATGACAAGATACTTGTCAATATTGCCAATCGCCTCTCGTACTACCCGGTGCGCTATGACGTGCAGGGCGAACTTGAGAGCGCTATATTCGTGGAGCGCCAAAAGGAAGGCGAAGCATACTACACGCTTTTAACGCATTGCGATTGGGCGAGTGGCACATATACGGTAGAAAACACAGCGTATAAATCGTCAATGGCAGACCGGTTAGGCTCCGAAGTAAGCCTTGATGCCGTTCAAGCGTGGGCGGAGATTGAGCCTTCCGCCGTATGGCGCAACACATCAAGGCCGTGGTTCGTGCCGTTGTCGGCGCCGGGGGCGGAATCGATATTTAGTGCAGCTATCGACCTCATACGCCTCGCCGACGAACAGGATGCCCGTATAACATGGGAAAATGAAGCCGGAGAAATGGCTATTGATGCGTCCAGCGACATGTTCCGCGCGACCGGTACGATGGACGCGCTCAACCCAAAACAAAGCGTGACGACGCTCGCCCTGCCGAAGGGCAAGGAACGGCTGTATAGGACGAACCACTTGACAGCAGGCGAACACTTTAGCGGTATGCAAGCATGGACGCCGGAGTTGCGCATAGACCCGTTAGCCAAGCGGCTCGAAATGCTCAAAAAACAGATTGAGACCGTCGTGGGGCTTTCACACGGCACATTGAGCGAAGCGCAGTCCGTTGAAAAGACGGCTACAGAAATCAAGCATGGGCGGCAGCGCTTCTATGTGCTTGTGTCGTCGCTTCAAAAATCAGCGCAGACAGCGCTTGAAGCGCTTGTTACAGTAATGGGAGAAATAGCAGTTGTCCACGGGCTTGACGGCACACTCACGGAACCGCCGACGTTCCATTGGGGCGACTCAGTGCTTATCACAAGCGAGGAAAAGGAAGAGGCCTTTGGCAGCATGATGAACACACTGAAATCGCTACAGGGCTTAGGCGTCGTCAGACCGGATGAAACCAGAGCCGCGCTGATTGAGTTTTCGGACTTTTTCAGTAAATTGACGCCTGAGATGGTAGCGGAAGCGGCGGCAGGACTGCCGAAACCGATTGTGAGTGAATTCTGATGCTACACCCAGAATATTTCTTAAATAAACTCGACGACCTCACGGTACTCTATTCTGATCTTCACACTGCGGTTTTGGCCTCCATCGCAAGGCACGTAGCGGACGCAATGAAAGCGCAGGGGGCGATAATGCCCAGCACTCGAAGGCAGATTGAAACCGCCCAGGCGGCAGGGCTGACGCAGAATGACATAGAAAAGTACGTTGCGGGGCTGCGCATAGACATAATGAGTGAGATAGACGCCGTGCTGACGTTATCGCCGGGATTGGCGCGCGAACTGTTCGAAGACGCGGGAGTTGAGACGCTGCGATATGACAACGAGATATATCGCGAAGCCGGGCTGCCGCCTGTGATATACAAACAGTCTCCGGCAATGCACAACATATTGGAATCGCGCATAGACAGGTTCACGGCGTCGCTGAGGCGTCTCACCGGCACGATTGCGATAAACAGCGAGGATTTGTTTGAAAGGACGTTAAACACAGCTTTTGGCAAGGTTGCAGGCGGCACGCACAGCTATACGGAAGCCCTTGCCGAGGGCATTGACGACCTGCTGCGCGAAGGCGTGAGCGTGTTCAGCTACGCAAGCGGGAGGAACATAAGCATTGAGGCGGCGGTGCTGATGAATATTCGCACGGGTGTGTCGCAGGCGGCGGCGGAGTTGACCAAGCAGGGTATGATAGAGCGCGGGTGTACGCACGTGGAGACCACGGCGCATATGGGTGCGAGGAACACCGGCGAAGGGCACAGGAACCATGAAAGCTGGCAAGGAAAAATTTTCCATTGGGGAGAACTTGAGAATGAGTCGGGGTTTGACGGAAATATGTTGCCTTCCGCGCCGGAAAGTGGTATAGTATCATCAGAGAACGCACCCGATATTCCAAACGCGAGTGACGAAGACGGATACGAAAGGGAGCGCA